CACTTGTTCGCAAAGGTGTTTTTGAAAAGATGAAATACCCCTATTTTTACCCCCGAAAACAGGTGTGGAAACAGTATGGTTGGGAAGAGTTTGTGTGGGATGATGTAGAATTTTGTATGAGAGTAAGAGAACTTGGACACGATATCTGGATTGACCCCAAAATCCGAATCGGACACGAAAAAGTCAAGATTCTGTAATACCCTCAAAAACTTACATAGAATAAATATATGTATGAAATCTATAAATATTCATAACCCTCTATGGAAGTTCAATGGCACTTACAATCAAGAAAAAAGTTCAAAATTATATAATTGATCAAGGCACTACCTTTGAGAAAACGATAGGTGCAGAAAGTTCGGCTTCTGTAGCTGTAACGATCTCTTCTGGTACAGTTGCGGGCGCAATGGTCAAGAATTTCTCTTATGCACCTACCCTCAAATTAGAAGATTCTATTGGTGGAGAGTTATTGCTTAACAGTACAGATGGGAGCGGAGGTGATATAGGGGATAATATAACAATCGAACCCCAATCATTTACAACTTCTCTTACTGGTGCAAACTGTACCTTTTCGTTGACTGCAACTCAAACAGCAGAACTTGTAGAGGGAAAATACTACTATAGTCTTACATATACACAGAGTGGTGGTGTAATTAAAGAACGACTTGCAGAAGGACTCATTACAGTCGAAGCATCTGCCTAAATCAACAACGGATAAATGAAACTATGTCATCAACACAACCAGCATCAACTACAGAACTGAAGGAATACGCACTGAGAAAATTAGGTAAGCCGGTCATTGATATCAATCTTGCAGATGAACAGATGAATGATATGATTGACGAAGCGATCCAAATGTTTCAAGAGTATCATTTTGATAAAACTAAAATGCATTATTTGCCGGAACAAGTGACTGCAAGTACATTGACTTTTGCAAGTGCATCTACTGGAACATTTACTGCCGATGAAACAATTACGGGCGGAACATCAAATGCAACTGCAAGAACACATGAAGTAACAAGTACTACCGTTCTGAAATTCAAAGAACACAAAGATGGAAATGGACTCCGTGCCGCAAATACTTCTGGTGCTACATTTGTTGCAGGAGAAACAGTAACAGGTGGAAGTTCTGATGCAACTGGAACAGTCCATGCAACACAAGCAACAGCCGTTTCGTTTGGAAATGTAGATACACGATATTTAACAATTGATGATACGATTATTGGAATAAGAGATGTTTTACCAATCAGTCGAGCACTTTCTTCAAACGATATGTTTTCGGTTGAATATCAGTTTAATTTAAATGAACTTCCAAGTGTTCTTCAAGGTGCTGGTGGATTGGCCTATTTTGCAGCCACCAAACAGAATCTTTCTCTTTTGAATCAAATGTTTTCAAGTGGAACATCACGACAAATGAGATTTAATCGCATGACAGATAAACTTCATCTGGATATGGATTGGGATAATGCAGTAGATATTGGTGATTGGATAATTGTTCAGTGTTATAAAAAGATTGATGGTGCAACTTATACAGAAATATATAACGACATCTTCCTGAAAAAATATACGATTGCGTTATTTAAGAAACAATGGGGTCAAAATTTAATCAAGTTTGAAGGAATGCAGTTGCCGGGTGGTGCAACTTTAAACGGAAGACAAATTTATGATGATGGAAATACAGAACTAGAACGACTTGACGAGGAATTGCAACTGAAATATCAGGCGCCTGACAACTTTTATGTAGGATAATCGAATGGCTACAAATTCATATTTCCGCAACTTTGATGCGAAAAATGACCAAGAACTTTTACATTCGATTGTCACCGAATCAATTAAAGTAACTGGTTACGATGTAAATTATATTCCCAGAACACTTGTCAACGAAGATACTATTTTGGGCGAGGATTCTATTTCCGAATATAAAGATGCATATTCGGTGGAGATGTTCATCAAGTCCGTTGATGGTTTTGAAGGTGAAGGAGATCTCGTTTCTAAATTTGGTTTGGAAGTACGTGATCAAATCATATTTTCACTTGCAAGACGAGCATGGGAAGGTTTGGATATAGGGACTCGACCAAAAGAGGGCGATCTCATCTATTTTGGGTTGACCAGTAAACTTTTTCAAATCATGTTTGTTGAACACGAACTACCCTTTTATCAAGCAGGCGCACTTCCAACATTTGATCTGACTTGTGAACTCTTTACTTATTCTGATGAAGCCCTTGATACTGGAATAGACACAGTTGATGATATTGAACGAGAACAATCTTTTGTTCGTACATTTGAACTGTCTGGTAGTTCAGGAACGTTCACTGTGGGAGAAACAGTTACAGGTGGAACTTCTGCCGTTACTGGTGAAGTTGCACGATGGGATTCCGCAACAAGTTACTTGTATCTCATCAATATGACTGGCACATTTACGTTGACAGAAATCATCACTGGTGCAACAAGTCTGGCTACTGGAACCTATGCAACTAAGATTACAACCGATGAAACTACAGAAACTTTATCAACAATTGATGCTGGTACATCCGATAAAGTAAGTAGTTCTAAACAGTTTGAGATTGATGCAGATTCCGTCTTTGACTTTTCTGAATCGAATCCATTTGGAGAAAATCCGTAATGTTTGGAACATATTTTTATCACCAGACCTCAAGAAAGATGGTGGTTGCGTTTGGTTCGTTATTTAACAATATAGAAGTTCGTAGAACTGATAGTAGCGATGCAGTAACCGAAATCATCAAGATTCCTCTTTCGTATGGGCCCAAAGACAAAATGTTGATTAGGATCAGTCAAGATCCAAATTTGAATCCAAAAGTGGCACTTACTGTTCCACGAATGGGATTTGAGTTGACCTCCATGACTTATGATGGTGCGAGAAAACTCAATACGATGGGCCGGAATGTTAAAAAGGGAACAACTGGACTCAAGAAACAATACAATCCAGTACCGTATAATTGGGATTTCTCCCTTTATGTGTTTGTAAAAAATGCAGAAGATGGAACACAAATCCTAGAACAGATCCTTCCATTTTTTACACCAGATTTCACAGTAACAATGACTTTGGTTTCTGGTATGACTGTTAAAATGGATATTCCTTTGGTATTGAACTCTGTTACAAGTGAAGACAGTTATGAAGGAGATTTTGCAACTAGGCGGTCTATTATTTGGACACTTTCTTTTTTGATGAAGGGGTTTTTATATCCATCTGTTACAGATAATGCAAAAATTATTACTTCTTCAGTTGTAGATACACACCTTATGTCTGCCGCTACCGCTGCAGATCCGATATATATTGTTGCAGAGGATAGTACTCCTTATGCAAGAAATTATATGATCCTAGATAAACACGAAATAGATGATGCAACACGAATACGAATGTTGTCAGAAGTATCAGAAGACGCCTCTTCTGCTGGGCAAACAGTTAGTAGAACAACTGTTGAACCAACATCTACTGGTGCTTTAACAGATGAAGATTTTGGATTTAGTGAAACCTTTGAATTCTTTCCACATGGGAAAACATACGATCCAGTAGCAGAAACAGATAGTTAATGAAAAATGTTGATAAAGTAGTCGAGAACAGGATTGAAAAACATCTTGATCTCGTTGAACATAATAAAACGTATTATACAGAAGCTGAAGTTCTAAATACTTCGGTGGTTCTTCCTGCTGTTACTACTACAAGTGAGGAAGAAAAAGATACAGATTTTCGATATGCTCGTGAAAATATGTATCATATTATAGAACGTGGTAGAGATGCCATGGATGAACTTTTGGAGATTGCGAAAGCAGAAGAATCACCAAGAGCGTTTGAAGTGTTTGGTCAATTACTAAAAAACATGACCGATACACAAGAAAAATTAATGGAACTCCATCGCAAGAAACAAATCATAGAAAACGATGGAGAACGACAGGAGGTCACTAAAGCACAAAACGTGACTAATGCATTATTCGTTGGTAGTACTGCCGACTTATTAAAATTGGTCAAAAGAGAGACAAAACAAAATGCTTGATTTATTTAACACTTCCGAAATGATGATGCTTGGATTAGTATTATTTTCCTCATTTTGGATATTTTTATTCAATTACAGACAAGATAATAAGGACAAGTACAGTGGCCACGGATGGTTGATTCTACTTGATTTGATTATCAATATGGGAATGTCAGCAACTGGATATTTGTTGATTTCGATTGTATTTACAAATGTTCCACAACTTGCGGCCTATGAAAGTTACCGATATCCTATCGGTTATCTTTTTGGATTGACATCTAATGTGAGCATACCGATTGTTCTCAAATGGTTTCAACAACAAATAACCAAGAAGTTAAATGAAGCAGGAAAGAAGTGAGGTAGATTATGGCACAAGAAACAAAAGATGCAGAACATCGCGAAATGACAGATGATCATGCAAATCGATTAGAACAACTTGAACTTGAAACTAGGGGGATGGTTGCTGCAAGTAAAGTATGGATCTATGTTATTGTTGGATTGTTAGTATATTTGGTTTTCATGATAATTCCAGATATTGATGAAAAAGTAGTATGGATGGAAAAGGATCTTTCTGCTGTTTTAGTTCAGAGTGAACGATATAAGAAAGCAACAAGAGTATTTGCGAAAGACAATATGTGTGCAACCTGTCATCTTGATCCAGATCATCTTCTTCATAATCTTCAATCAAAATATCCAAGTTTTAGTGATGTTAAATCCTTCATGAGAGTTGGTCATGAAAGATACTATACGATGCAAACTCCGATGGCAGATGAAGAGTTGATGGCAATCTATAGAACTCTTAAATGATTATGATAGGTAAAATAATCATATCTTTAGTTTGGGTTTTTTGGATACTGGCAATGTCTACCGTTGAAGGACAAGATGTATCTCAAGATGATTATGATTCACTTCATGCAGAAGTGATTGAGTTACGAAAAATTAAAAAGATCCATCAACAACAACATCCGCAAGGTGAGAAGAACTATAAGATGAAGGATGAATATTTTCCTGCTTATGGTTCTACTCTTGCAAGAGTGAAAAATAGAGGATATATTATTTGTGGAACTTATCCCGATTTTCCCGGCTTTTCGGAAGAGGTAGAAGAGGCCGAAGAAAGTAAAGTTTGGGTTGGGTTTGATATAGACATATGTCGGGCAGTTGCCTCTGCTGTATTTGGTAATCATTGGTCAATTCAATTCATAGGTATCAACGGAAGGACACGATTTGAACGATTGATGGATGGTTCAATTGATGTTCTTTCTGCAGCAACAACGTGGACATTTTCTAGAGATGTAGAAAAGAAACTTGAATATGTTGCAACCACATATTTTGATGGTCAAGGATTTATGGTACGAAAAAATCTTGGAGTATCATCTGCAAAACAACTGGTCGGTGCATCGGTTTGTTTTAGTGGATCATCAACAGCTGCACAGAATATAAGAGATTTTTTTGAATATCATGAAATAAGATTTGTTCCAATTGAAATATCTGCTGACCAAAGTGTAAAAGAATTGTATGCAGCCGGAGAATGTGATATGTATGGTACTGACAGATCTGGATTAGCATCAAACCGATTGAGTTTTGATGATCCAGACCGTCACATGATTCTTCCAGAAGTTATTTCCAAAGAACCTCTCGGCCCAGTTGTCAAGTACGGAGATCAACAATGGGCAGACATTGTTCGTTGGTCTATTTTTGTTCTCTTCATTGGAGAAGAAATGGGAATTACACAAGACAACATTGATGGATTAAAACAACATAGAAACCCTTCAATTCAACGATTTATGGGTGAACGGAATGGAGAAGAACATCCAAATTTAGGAATAAAATTAGGATTGGATAAGTTATAGTCGTATTATATTATAAAACAACTTGAAAATTATGGAGAAATATATGAACGCAATGTAGGAATAAACAC